AGAACACCTTGTTGAAACGCATAATGAAAGAACGGCTCAGAAGAACATTGTAGTGATTCGAAAATACTATGCTTGGTTGTACGCTGAAGGCAGGGGGGAAAACATCGCAATCAATATTAAAGGCGTCAAAATACCAAACACTCATAGCAAGCTTGCATTTACAGTAAAGCAAGCCAAATCACTTGTTGATTATGCTTTTTTTAGAAGCACACAGAGTATGACTGGGCTAAGGAATCTAGCGATTACAGTATTGATGCTTACAACAGGACTTAGAACCATTGAAGTAGCTAGAGCAGACATAAAAGATATTAGTGAAAGAGATGATCTCAAACTAATATTCATACAAGGAAAAGGAAGAGACAGCAAAGATGAGTACGTGAAACTTACTGAAGAAGCGTATTCACTCATCACGGATTATTTAGCAAAAAGAAAAGATAATTATAAACCATTATTTATTAATCATGGAAATAATAGTCTACATAAGAGAATAACAACAGATACAATCAGTAGTTTTTTAAAAGATTACATCAAAGATATTGGGCTGCATGATAATAAATATACAGCCCATAGTCTTAGACACACCACAGCAACTCTTGGTTTTAAGGCTGGTGCAACAATAGAACAGATCAGCACATTATTAAGACACAAGAATCTCAATACAACTTTGACTTATGTCAATGATATTAGTAGAGCTGAAGATAATGTTGAAGGGCTAGTGAATGATGCCGTAGTTAAGGAAATTTACAACAAAAGGAAAGGAATTACTTAGAAATGATTAGGGAGTTTAAAAATGCAGAATATGGGATAGTCAAAGCCACTATGATCGAGAAGAAACCCTACTTTTGCTTACTTGACGTTACAAAAATGATGGGAATACAAAATTCAACAGAATGTAAAGAGAATATTCCCAGTAAAGATATAGAGAGTGTTGAAGTTTTGCACGGCAATAAGAAAGTGAATAAGCTTTTTATTAAAGCGAAACATATCAGCACATGTGCCACCAAATCAAAGAAAGCAGCGACGCCACAAATTAACGATTGGTTGTACCGAATCGTATTACCACAATTACTCAACTATGAAGACTATGATATCGATAAGTATTATGAGAATCCTGAAAAGATATTCTCACTCATTGATGCCTATCAAGATGTGAGTATAAGAAATTGTGTATTAGAAACCGAGAACAAAGACGCAAAGAAAAAAATAAAATTTATCAATAAACTCATAGGATCAGCAGAATGTATCGATTTAGATATGGCAATCCATGTGATGAAGTATAAAGGCATTAGTCTTCAGTTATTTTATAAGACATTAAGAGATCATGGTGTCCTTGATGAAAACAATCAACCATATCAGGAGTATTGTGATAAGCGTTATTTTAGGCTTGTGGAAGCTAAGGTTGTATATGGCGGAAACACAATTATATCTTGTAGAACATACGTTTTTAAAAGTGGGATAACCTTTATCGAAAACATATTAAAAAGTAGAGAGGTTAAAAGGTTAAATGGAACAGGAAAAGCTATACACAATAGCGGAAGTATCAGAGATTCTTAAAGTCTCTCGTAAAACAGTTTTAAAGTTAACCAAGGATAAAGAACTTGTTGGATTAAGAATCAATTCAAGTTTTAGAGTTACCGTTGATAGTTTAAATAAATATTTGAATAAGAAAATAGAAGAAGAAACAAAACGAACATATTAATTAGAAAAAGAGGTAAAGTATGGCACGACCAATAAAAGAAGGATTATCCTACTTTCCATGGGATGTGCGTGCTTTAAGAGAAGAACCAATGGAGTCCCTCATTGATCGATTTGGACCTTTTGGTGCCTTAACCTATATCGCAGTTATAAGTTATATATATGAAGAAGGCTATTACTTAGAAGTTGAAGTAGATAGACTTGCGAAAAGGTTATACACCATTTTAGGTCCAAAGTGGATCAGAGTTGACAAGATTCGAAAGATTATTATTGGATGCGTAGAGCTAGGACTTTTTGATGAAGCGCTGTTTCGTTCCAATGTTATAACATCGAAATCAATCCAAAAACAATATATCCTTTCAACTCAAAGAAGAAAGGTTAGGAATATTAAAAAGCACTGGTTACTAGATGAGAAAGAAATGTCAAATCTAGGACTCTCTTTAAGCATGCCTGAAAATGAAGGTAAAACCACTGAAACAGGGGTTAATGTTGACAATAACCTGGTTAATGACAACACTAATACACAAAGTAAAAGTAAAAAGAAAAGAAAAAAAGATAAATTGATAAATTTAGATAAAAGCATTTATGGGGTTCCCAAAATGCATTATTTAACAAAACTTATTATTGAAAGAAATTACATCAATGAAATAGATGAGAATATCATCAGATACAATAATCTATTTGAACTCATGATAGAAACCTATGGTTATGAATGTGTATTAAGTGGAGTAAACTATCTAATTAAATATTCAAAAAATCCAGAGCCACCAATTGATGATAAGTTTAGTTTTATGAAAGCATCTCTTGAGAACAACTTAGAAAGACTTAACAAAGATATAGGAGGAGAATCAATTGAATCATACTTCACCAAATTACTTGAGTCGGTGGGTAAAGGAAATTAAAAGAGCTTATAACAGAAAAGAAGAGTTAGATAATAAACTTGCTTTCTATGAGTCTCAGCTTACAGCATATCGAGCAGTGACCTATGATGGGATTAGATCAGAATCATTTGGAAATAAAGTCGAAAACAACCTGATCTTCGTCATTAACAAAATTAATGAAACAACAAACGAGCTCGATAAGTATTTAAAGCTGATTAATGAGTATAAAAATTTGTTAAAAGAACTAAATAATAAGCAAAGATTATTAATGGAATATTTAGTAGAAACAAACCTAAATAAAACTGAAATTGCCTTTAGAATGAACATATCCAGAAATAGAGTGTATGCAATCATGAAAAAAATAGAAAAAAGTGTACTAGACTAAAATGTCTGATACACCTTTTTTTAATTGATAAATTTTTTACTTACCTTTTATTTGATCATTTAATTCTTCAGCACTAGGAATGTTAACTTTTGCTTCTGGAATTTCTAATCCCCAATTATCCCAACCGACATAATTATTTCTAGCAAATAACTCAATCTTCTTTTGATCAGGAAACATTCTTGAAATACCTTCTATTACCAATTCGGGTTTTTGACTATGTTCACCTCTTGGATATTGTAAGAATTGTCTCACGTTTCTAGCACCTCTAGGTTTTGGGATTCTTCCTTTTTTAAAGACTAAAACCATTTCTGTTTGAGATAGAGTATATTGTCCGGGGTTATGAATCATTTTATCCCAAACAAAAGCAACTGTTTTATATGAAAAGCCCCAAGCAGTCCCAAGTTTAATTGAATTTTCCATTTGTGGACCTGTAGTCCACATAAATAACAAGCAATCATCATTAGATATGGATTGAACATCTAACTTCATTAAATCTTTGATCTTTACAGTGGGATATTTAAATGAAGCTGAACTTATAAATATGTTTTTTTTAAAATCTTGATTCTCTGACTTTATACTTGATTTATCATACTGCATTTTTCCACCGTAATCCCATGGTGGATCAGCATAAATAATATCATACTTTTCGTTAGGTAGTTCTGGGTAAAATTCATCTAGTGGATTGATTTTTGTTCTTTTCTTGGCTTCTTCATTATAAATTGAATAGCCAGATTTTGTTGTACTCATAATTCCTCCTTAAGTTACTGTTTGTTAGCATAATAAAATAAAAAAGCACATTAGTAAAGAGATAAATCAAAATTAGAATGTGCATTTGTGAACTTATCACACTTCTGATATAATAATATTATACTTTATCATTATACATTAAATATTATTAAATTTAAAGAGTTCAAATCTATTAAGTTTAATTAGAGGAGGGTGTTTTTTTTATGGCAAGTAACGAGTTAAGAAATCGTGCAAATTGGCAAACAATCAGTGGTGCTAAAGCACTAAAAACTGAAGAAAGATTTCAAGTAGTAATGCAAGCAGCTTTGGAATCGGTTTATCCGGGAGAATTTATAGTGGAAAGGCATCCAAAAGAGTTTACTGATATATACTCTACTTATAGTCTATCAGAAGATGTACTTAGTAAAATTTATAATGTTGATATCACTGAGTTGACCACAACAGGTAAACCAAGATATTCATGGGGTATAAGCATGGATTTTGCTATAAGAAATTTAAAAACAGGAAAAACTTTGTTTGGAGAGATTAAGAGACAAGATGGATGGGTAGAAACAACTAACATGGCTGCTGGAAGAGGAAATGCTCACGAAAGAAGTTGTAAATATTTTACACCTGGGTTAATGAAAGTTATAAGAGAAAAAAGTAAGATATCTGACGAAATTTTGCCATTTTGGATAGTACTTGTTGGAGATATCACAAGAGATCCAAGGAGAAATAGGGAGATTGCATTTTGGTATCAAGGATTTGAATCAAACTATTATATGTGGAGAAATACAGAAGATGAAGGCGACTTGTTGGATTTTTTTGAAAATAATCTTCTTGAATACTTACTATAAGAAAATGAATTGCCATAGAGCAGATTGACATGATCTGCTTTTTTTATTGCATATATCTCAATCCGATATAATTACTGTGCACCTAGATTAAATATGGAAAATGATAGACTATGAGGGAAACTCGTGGAAAAATGAGAAGTAGTTTAAATCCCCTCAATACTAAATAATGCTAAAAGTTCATAAACATAATTTGGTTTTTGTGGTAGAGTGTATTTATCGTGGAGTACTGACTAAAAAAGCAGTCTAGAAGTCAAAGGGTTCAATTTTGGATCCTTTTTCTTTTGCAGAAACACATGTAGTGCTTCAACTAGTAAATAACTTCAGTTTTTTAGAAAAAATTGATGATTTAGGAGTTGAAAAAGCTATGCCGAAGTTATTAGATACATATCAAGAATGGCTAAGAGACGGTGTTTTAGATGATAAGTTATCCACTGTACAGGAACTTACTAGTAAGAGAGTGTCTCAAGCTGAAATTTGTAAGGTTTTAGGGGTCTCTGAACGTACATTAATTAAGTTAAAAAGAACGCATCCAAGATTGAATCAAGCATTTCTTTTTGGGAATGATGATCTAAAGTATAAATTAGTAGATGCTATGTACACAAAAGCAATCGGTTTTGAATATGAAGAAGTTCAAACAACGATTGAAGAAACAAAAACTGGTACTAAGAAGAAAATTGTAAAGAATAAAAAGAAAGTTGCACCTGATTATAATTCGATTGTTTATTTACTTACTAAGAAGTTCGGTAAAGAATATCATCCAAGATATGAAGAAATTGAGATGCGACTAGAAAAATTAGAGAATTCACAGGAGACATGGATAAATGAAAATCATCATGATCAAAACAACGGATCTAAATCCGTATCAAGCAAATCCAAGAAATAACGATGAAGCGGTTGCTTCTGTTGCAGCTAGCATAAAAGAGTTTGGATTTAAGGTTCCAATCATTATTACAAAAGATTATGTCATCGTTGCCGGTCATACTAGGTTAAAAGCTTCAATTCAGTTAGGACTTAAAGAAGTACCATGTATAATCGCTGATGATCTAACTGAAGATCAGATTAAAGCATTTAGGCTTGCTGATAACAAAACTGGCGAGATTGCAACTTGGGACTTTTCAAAACTAGAAGCTGAACTATTGGATATTGATATAGATATGTTACAGTTTGGTTTTGAAGAACTAGAAGAAAGTTTACCAGATAATGCATCAGATGATGATTTCAATATAGATGAAGAAATACCTGAGACTCCTTTCTCACAAACAGGTGATATCTATGAACTCGGTGGACACAGAGTTATGTGTGGTGATTCAACAAGCGAAGTAGATGTTGCAAAACTAGTTAATGGAAAACAAGTGGATATGATCTTTACTGATCCACCTTATAATGTGGATTACGAAGGAACTGCAGGTAAAATTAAAAACGATAAGATGGAAGATAATAACTTCTATCTTTTTTTATACGATGCTTTTAATAATATGTTTCAAAACATTAAACCTGGTGGTGCTATCTATGTTTGCCATGCAGATACTGAAGGACTCAACTTTAGAAATGCATTCAAAAATGCTGGTTTTAAATTGGCTGAATGCTTAATCTGGGTTAAAAACGCCTTAGTCCTTGGAAGACAAGATTACCACTGGAGACATGAACCGATTCTTTATGGGTGGAAAGAAGGCGCAGCTCATTACTTTGTTGATGATCGTTCTCAAGATACTATCTGGGAATATAACAAACCAAGAAAGAATGAAGAGCATCCAACAATGAAACCATTAGAGTTAGTTGGAAAAGCTATCTCTAATTCATCTAGACGACATGAAACAATTCTTGATCTATTTGGTGGTTCAGGTTCAACAATGATCGCATCTGATAAACTTGATCGTAAATCATGTTTAATGGAACTTGATGAAAGATTTGTTGATGTGATTGTGAAAAGATATATTAAACATAAAGAAACAAATGAAGATTGTTATTTAACTAGAAATGGTAAAAGGTCTAAAATAAGCTCTTTTGATGTATTTGAAGTATAATCACTATAGTGAGAAAAATGACTTGCTATTTAGTCCCTTTAGAGTGATATATAGTGTAAGCAAAAAAAACAAAGGAGACTAAAACTATGCAAAAAGAAATGAAACTTAAAGACTTTATTGAAAGATTTAAACAAGGCGATTTTGAATCTAAAGATGTTCACACTCAAATAAAAGCTGGTTGGTACGATTGGTTTTGTAAAGATGAAAGCCTAGCGAACAAAACAAAGCGCATGGGGAACATTGTCAAACAACTCAAAGACGATGGAAAAGTTAATCTTGAAACCATGTATGTTTGGTTTAAAAATAACTGTCCACTGGCTGGACCATTGTATGATGATTTCAGAATCGCAGACATTGAGTCAGGAGACACACTATTTACCATAATGATTAATTGCTTTAGAGAAGAAAAAAGATATACGGTCTATGGTAGAAAAAATGATTTTATAGATCCACTCTTTGAAACTGATAAATCAAGAGAACTTATTAACTGGCTCAATGAAGGGTGGAGCGACAATGTTTAAAGAATATAATGCACACCCTAAAGGTTTAATAACTACTGATTGTGTGGTTAGGGCAATCGCTACTGCGACTGGCTCAGACTACATGGAAACAAGGCGAGAACTTAATAGAAGAAAACGAGAACTTGGGTATACTAGTTACAAGGACACAAAGTTCTTGTATGATTACTTTAAGGGTTATCCAAGACTTATTTTCAAACCAGTCAAAGGTGAACCTAGAATCAAAGGTAGCGATTTTACAGAGTTACATCCAAAAGGATCCTACATTTTAAAAATGGCTGGACACATTACAGCGTGTGTTGATGGAATTATACTGGATACTTGGGATTGCAGCTACCGTTCAGTTTACACAGCTTGGGAGATTAAGAAAAAGGGAGACTTATAATGTTTAAAAAATACAACGCACATCCTGAAGGTCTAGTAAGATGTGACCACATAGTAAGACAAATAACAACTGTGACCAACGGTGATTACTACAAGATTGCGAAAAAAATAGAAAGAATCAAAACCGAAAATGGAAAGAATCACTGGATTGATCATAGATATTCTTTAAGGTTTAATTGTGTATATGAATATTTCAAAGATTACCCAAGAATAATAATTAAACAGGAAAAAGGTAAGCCAAGAATTAAAGTGAAGGAATTCGTAAAAGAAAACCCCAAAGGTACGTATCTAATCAAAATGGCTAGAAATATTACAGCATGTGTAGATGGTGTTCTTATGGATACTATTGATTATAGTGATTTTTGTATATTTTCAGCATGGGTGATCAAAAAATGAAAGTAAACTTTATTCGAAAAGCAGAACTTGAAGAGCTCATTCCACAAGATGAGTTTGTGATTGAAAAAGAAATTGTTTTAGATGAATTAGCTTTTGAAGAGTTCATTAATAATCCACTTGGATATTATGACTTTATAAAAGAAAATACTAACATAATGTATTGTGACACCGATGGAGTTTTCCACTGTATTTATGTAACAGCAAAAGAACATGATTTTGGGATACTCGTGGAAAGTGAAGGTTATCACTATGCGAGGTATACAGCTTTTTTACCTAAGTCTAGATTATAAATAATTTCCGTGATAAAATCTTCATGGGTGATAATGTGAGTTATACATACACTAAAGATTTATCAGAGAATGAAATGCAGAATGTTCTTTCAAATAGAACTTTAACAAATATATCAGACGATATGATAGATGATACTGTCTATGTGAAATACAAGGATGATGTCATTGGTTACTTTTCTTTATCTCACTTTGAGGATTTCATTGTAATTCAAGAGTTCGAGATATTATCCGCATTTAGAAAAAATAAGCATGGCAGTTCTGTATTGTCTGAGTTAATGCAAGCATATCCAAATAAAAAGTTTATGCTTTATCCTGAAGATGAAGAAGCAAAAAGTTTCTTTCAATCAGTAGGGTTTAAAGAAGAATACAATGAAGATGTAGGTATAATTAATTTAGTGAAATAATTATTAGAGGAGCTTTGGCTCCTTTTTTTGTTTAATAGGAAATTGTATTTTAAAAATAAAGAAGAGATATAAAGAGAAAAAGCCTACAGAAGTAGGCGGAAAATATATGAGGATAAAAGGTTATTTATTCTTTAAACGATTATAAACATCTAAAGGAACAAAATCACCGGTATTGCATTTAGGACAATAAGAAACAGGATAATCACTCATAAAAGAATTCCAACATTCGCTGACAATATCATAATCAATTTCTTCATGAAAGCCACAATCTAAGCATTTAAGTTCAATGGTTTCATCAAAGATATCTTCTTGAATAAATTCTTCAACATCGACTTCATCAAAGCCATCACAAAATTGATTGAACTCAATGGCTCTTTTTCTTTTTTCTTCATCAGTTAAAAAGCGTTTTTTAGTAGAAAAATGTTTTGGCATATCAGCCACCTCCAAAATAATTGTCAGGAAAAAAGGATAATTCTCGATTCGCCTTCATAGTAGAACCGCAAATACAAAGTAAAGGATCATATTTATAAGTAAGTAAGAGTGATATTCTCCAAAATAAACGATGATGTAACTTTTTGATTTCTTGTTTTGAGTATAACTTAAGAAAATGAGGAAACTTCTTTTTAGACTTATTAGCATAAAAGCCGTAATATCTAACAGTATGAAATCCTTTATCGGGGATATGAATAATTAATTTCTTAATGAACTTATAAACACTTTCAGTTACATACTGTCTTCCTCGTTTTTCACATTTCTCTAAGCCTTCATCTTCATGAGGGTCATAATAATAAGTGATAGTATGTTTATCATAATCAATATATAATATTCTTGATTCGCTCATAGCTGGGTGACCAGCATATCTAGCGATATATCTAGTGATATTTTTAACAGAAACTTTTGAGTTGTTTTGAAGTCTAGGGCCAAAAGTATAAAACCCATCTTTAAACTGTTTATAAAGATAATTTCTTAATCTAGAAAAAGCAGTGAGTTCATTTTTAGAAGCATGAACCTTTAAATAAGAATAGATTCTTTTTAATATTTGATTCATGAATGATTTGCGAAGTGATTCAAAATTAAAGAAATCACACTTTTTATAATTTAAGTCTTTGTCAATGATTCTTTCAGCGATTAAGACATGGATATGAGGGTTAAACTTTAAATCTCTACCAAAAGTATGTAAGAAGGAGATATAACCTAATTCTCTGTCTTCATCTTTAGCTATCTTTGATTTGCCTTGAACTAAATAAACAAAAACATCGTCAACAGCTTTAAAAAGTTCATGGAAAAGACCCCTATAAAGTCTGAAATAAATTCTTAATTCTTCAGCGATGGAAAAAACAAACTGTCTATGAGGCACATTCAAACATTTTTTAGCAATTTCATTGGCGCGTCTTTCTCTATATATTTTACCGCAAGAAACACAAAACCTTGAATGACAAGACAAACCAGATAGATGATAATGTTCACAATCAGGACATTCATAGAACACATAGCCATAGGAGAAATCTTTACAAGCAATCATTCGATTGACATTATTGATAATAGAGTCTCTAATGTCCATATGACTATAGCGCAGTAGAAACCTTGACCAATATCTAACAAAGACATCTTTAATCGTGTATTTATTACTTAAAGCTCTGGCAAGTGGTGCATTACCAATTTTATGTATGGTGTTTTCATAAACATGTTTGCCAGCTTTAGCAGCTGTAAGCAGCTGCGTTTTATAAGCATCTTGTTTTGCGTACTTATAAACATTCATACTACTATTTTATCAAATTTTAAGTATTCAAAAAAGAGGCCTTAGCCTCTTTCGTTGAAAAACTTGTTTTTCATTTTTTTATACTTAAAACGAAGGAGATTATATTATGCAAAGAGTAACAAGTGAATCAGTATTTCAAGGACATCCTGATAAGGTGTGTGACCAAATTAGTGATGCGATATTAGATGCATTACTAGAACAAGATAAAGAATCAAGAGTAGCAGTGGAAACAGCCATTAAAGATAATCTAGTATTTATCTTTGGTGAGGTAACAACAGCTGCAGCATTAAATTATAAAGCCGTCGCGAAAACAGTATTAAAAGATATTGGCTATGATGAAGATTTTGTAGTCATAGAACAAATTAGTAAACAATCACCTGATATTGCACTAGGTGTTAATAAAACAGAATCTAAAGAACAAGGTGCAGGAGACCAAGGGATTATGTTTGGCTATGCCTGTAATGAAACACAAGAGTTTATGCCACTACCTATTATGCTCGCTCATGAAATATCTAAAGAAGTTGATAGAGTAAGAAAAGAGCAATATCCTCATATCTTTGGACCTGATGGCAAATGTCAAGTAAGTGTTGATTACAAAGATGGAAGACCAGTAAACATTCCAATTATTGTTGTGTCTACTCAAACTAAACCTGGTGTTTATCGAGAAGTCTATGAAGAAATCATAAGACAAGCAATCATTAGAGCAGTTGGAAGACATGATTTATTAAATGGCACACAGATACTCATTAATCCTACTGGTGAATTTATACTTGGTGGACCTAAAGCAGACTCTGGATTAACTGGTAGAAAAATCATTGTGGATACTTACGGTGGTTATTCTAGACATGGTGGAGGTGCCTTCTCAGGAAAGGACGTAAGCAAAGTTGACCGTAGTGCGGCTTATTATGCAAGATATGTAGCCAAAGCCGTTGTAGGGGCAGGTTTGGCGACACACTGCGAAGTCTGTTTGAGCTATGCAATTGGTGTTGCAGAACCAACAAGTATTTTAATTAATACCTTTGATACTGGCGTTACATCAGATCAAGAAATCACACAGTTAGTGAATGAGGTATTTGATTTTAGACCAGGTGAAATGAAAAGAGAACTTAAGCTAGATAATGTTAAGTTCAAACAAGTAGCAACCTATGGCCATTTTGGTAGAGAAGATTTAGATGTTCCATGGGAAGATGTAGATCATAAGATAGAAGAACTACTAGAATTATATGAAGAAGCCTAAGATATTACATAACTTCTATAAATCCACAGTGTGGCAAGTAGCTAGACAAATCAAATATCAAGAACAAAATGGTAAATGTGAAAGATGTGGCAGGGTTGGTGAAGAAGTTCATCATAAGATTAGGCTTACAGTTGATAATGTCAAGGATCCAACAGTTAGTATTAATCAAGAAAACCTAGAACTTCTTTGTAAAGACTGTCATAACAAAGAACACAAAAGATTTACAAAAGAAAAAGAGTTTGATAGTGATGGGAACTTAATTCCAAGATAACCTCGTATTTGTATTATAACTTTGGTATAATTATTAAAAATGGGGGTGTCTTGATGCATATACAATGTACAAAGAAACTATTAGATTTTATAAAACCAAAATTTACTGATAAAGATACTGATGGTGATTTGTATGCATGGCACGCTAATTACCTTGTGAATGACAGAAAAAAATTATTAGTACTTATGAATGATCTAACTAGATTTTCAGTAGTATTTTTTGGTGTTAAGAAAAGTGACTTTAAAACTATAGATAAATGGTTAATCTCAGCAATTTTCAATGCAATGAGAGTAGCAGGGTTTACAGAAAAAGAAATAACGAAGTATCTTGACGGAGCACCTGAAACTATTACATATAACAGATCTAAAAATAGAACTTTAGTTGCTAGATTAAATAAAGCGATTGAAGTAGCAGACATAGCATGTCAAGAAGACGGAGTTTATGAAGACGTTCTTGAACAAAGACATATAACAAAGTTTTGTAATGAGTTCTTAGTTTGTGAAAACAATTATAAAAATTGCTATCACCCTAAAGATAAATTGAAAGAATATATTGAATTATTAAATTAAAACGAGAGGAACTAATCTTTATGGAGCCTAAAAAATATCCATGTGAACTTCCTAATTATATAGATATAAACTTGATAGAACATGAGCCTGATACTTTAGATGAAATAAGATATGGTGTTACTTTTGTTTATAATGATAGAAAAGAATCAACAAAAACAGTTATTGTAATTATGAAAAACCCTAGTAATTCTTTGCAAGGATCAACAAGCGAAAAAAGTAAATTACTTATTGATGAAACAACGGATATTATTTTAAGGTTTTTACATCGATATAAAGTTAGATACGGTAAAAAAGAAATGATAAAAAAGGTGATTATTCTTAATCTCTTTCCGTGTTATGGATCTAATCCAAACGAAATAAATGTAAGGTATAAATTTGATGATAAGGATTACGATGAAAGTTTATTATATAATGATGAACTGGTTCATAACAGAAAGTATATCTCCGATACAATAAACAAAATTGAAGATGCAACAGTTATTTGTGCTTGGGGTCGATATGGTTCAGAAGAAAAAGTTATAAAAAGTTATTATGAGAAACAGATAGAGTTAGTCATGAATGATTTATTAAAACTCAGAAAATATATATCAGTTGTCGCAAAGAATAGTTATAAAATTAAAAAACCGTTCTTACCGACACACGGTAGAGCTTGGAAGTGCGAAGAACACACTATCTGTACCACCCCCACTAAAGACATTAATTATTAACTAGGGTACCGCGTAGGGGGACGTTTAAAATACGCGAGGCAAAAATTTTGAAATTCTGATTTTATTGAACTCGTAATATAATAAAAAAAGTAATGTTAAGCTATGAATATGACATCATGGAATAAGCATTACTTTTTATATTATTATCTGTTTTTATTCTTTTTACTAATTAAATTCAACAATGAAATTACTAAATTAATTACAGAAATCACAACTCTTATAATGGTTAACAACATTTAATTCACCATTTTCTAGAGGTTATGCATTGAAAATAAAAAAGCAATGCAAAAATTTAACTTTTTTGCATTACCCGCCATTCCTTTTTTATACTAGTCAGTATCTAGTTCTATGACCGACAAATTTACCTCTGTCGAAGAGTAGTGATTTCTTTAGAGTTTTACCTGTTCACTCAGTGTTAAAGCCTTTTGTACCTGTATGGTCAGTATCTAGGTAATATTTAGAGTTATCCTCTACGTATATTATATCATTAGCAGCAATAGAAATAAAGATATCTTGAACGTATTATTAGTTTTAAGATTAATAGGAGGCCTAATAACTAGAATGATTGATATTGAATACAAGCGATTAAAGTCGCTTTTTTCTTTGGTTGATGAAACTAAGAAAGAATTAGTAGATAATTTAATATACCAAGCAGCATTTATGAAAGTAGAACTCACTAAACTTCAGGAACAAATGATAAAGTATGGCGCAATCCAAATATCAAGCAAAGGTGCTCAAAGACAAACCGAAGCAGCTAAATACTACACTAAACTCGTTAATTCATATGGAACAGTTATAAAGACTTTAAATTCAATTTTAGGAACACAAGTAAATGATGGAGATGATGCATTTGATGAATTTCTCAAGAGAGCAAGTGAATGAACTATTTAGTTGAGTATTATACTGAAATCCAAAAAGGTAATATTCTTGTTGGTGAGGAACTCAAAAATCAAATAGATAAGTTAATTACTGATTTGGATAATCCTAGATACATCTTTGATGAAAAACCAGGGAACCTAAGAATTGATTTCATTCAGACATTTTGTAAACACACTAAGTCACCTTTTAATGGACAGCCATTTATCTTGGAACTTTGGGAAAAAGCAATTATTCAAACTGCTTATGGATTTAAAATCGCTGAGACAGGACTAAGAAGGTTTAATGAAGTCATATTATTGATTGCACGTAAGAATGGTAAAACAACATTTATCGCTGGCTTAGATCTAGCTGAGTTCTTTTTATCTAGAGGTGGTGTTGATATAGTCTGTGCTTCAAATACAACAGAACAAGCTAATATTCTCTTTGAAGAGATAAACAATATGAGAGAACAATCTCCTTCATTATCAAAAGACACAAGAAGCAAGAAGAACATTTTCTTTATCTATTCACCTAAAACCAAGAACAAGATAAAGAAGTTATCTGCTCAATCAAGAAATAAAGATGGTTACAATATTGAAGTTGGTTGTATTGATGAAGTTCATGAAATGACTGATTCTAAAGTATATGATGCGATTAAACAATCTCAATCAACAAAGAAAGAACCTTTAATATTTATTATAACCACCGAGGGTACAACCGTTGGTGGTTTTTTAGATAGTAAACTAGATTATGCTAGAAAGATGATTAAAGGTGAAATAGAAGATGAAAGAGTATTACCTTGGCTTTATACGCAAGACTCAGCAAAGGAAATTTATGATGATCCAAAAACATGGCAAAAATCTAATCCTAGTTTAGGTGTAGTTAAAACTTCATCATACCTAGAAGATGTCATGAATAAATCAAAGCATGATTTATCAACAAGAGTAACCATGCTTTGTAAAGACTTTAACATCAAACAAGCAGACTCAGGATCATGGTTATCTTATGATGATCTAAACAATGAAGAAAGATATAGTCTAGATGATTTAAGAGATAGTTATGCGATTGGTGGTGTAGACTTATCATCAACAACAGATTTAACAGCTGCAGTCTTAATCATCCAGAAGAAAGATAGCAATAAGAAGTTTGTGATTCCACATTTCTTTATGCCAAGTGAAGTTTTAGATAAAAGAATCACTGAAGATAATGTCCCATATGACATCTGGATTAAAAAAGGCTTTGTAACATTAACTGAAGGTAATCAAAATGATTTCA